AAATCACCAATTGAATATTTTGATAATAACATCGACATAATAAAGGGTGAAAAATTTCAACAACTGGCAGAGGTGTATTTAGGTAACCCAGAAGATTTTGCATATAATCATATGATGTATAATGATGCAAAATACAAAGATAAATATAAAGATATCAATCAAATAAATGAACCTTATAATAATCCAAAAATAGTTTTTTGTTATGGACATTGCGTTCATAAATTATCCAATGTAATTGACACATTTATGAATGATTTTATATTGATTACTCATAATTCCGATCAAAATATAGATGATGTCAATCTGGTGAATAAAATAACAAAAAATAATAAATTAATAAAATGGTATTCCCAAAATTTATCTATAGAAAACGATAAGGTAAGTCCAATTCCAATAGGAATAGAGAATGATATGCACAGAAACGCTATTGAATTTTATACAAAAAATAGTGATGCATTACACCTTTTCTCATTCAAAACGCCCACTTCGTGGGCAGTTATGAATGGAAAAGGAGGCCTCCTTTGCGCATCTGAAATGCGAAAAGGTGTAAAAACGTTTCATTTAAATAAAACCAAAAATGTGTTTTTCAATTTCAATCCAAATACTAATCCGAATAGAAAGGTGTGTTATGAAATACTAAAAGATAAAATACCATTTTTAGAAAATATTGGTTATACGGAGAATATGCAACGAACGAGTGAATATAAGTTTTGTATTTGTCCCGAAGGAAATGGGTTTGATACTCATCGATTATGGGAATGTTTTTACTTACAAACAATCCCTATAGTGTTAAATACACCTTTTATTCAAATATTGAAAAAAAACATTGATTTACCGATGGTTATGTTGAATAAATGGGAAGATTATGATGAAAATCAATTGGATTATTCAAAATACAAGTTTGATGATAATTATTTTAGAGTATTAGATTTTACTTATTACAAAAATATGATTATATGAATTTTTCTAGGTTTTTACTATGAATATGTAAATTGAAAACCGGATATAAATCATTATCAATCTCAATAAACGGTTTTTTCATATTATCAATCTGTTTCCATTCAAATCGGTATTTATCGTATTTAATTATGCATTCTGTACTTACAAATCCAGTAGTATCATTTGTGTTATGTATAGGGTCAATTCCACCTAAATATTGACCGATAGCGGCGGCGTCAAATACGATTTGAAATTTATCAAAGTTATGACTAACAAAATCGTATTCGGGGTCGTTTTTATTCACGTCGTTTTTAATAATAGGAAATTGTTGTATTAAATTTGTCTTTTGTTTAATGATTGGAAAATTCTCCATGTCATTTTTCGAAAAATCGTAATGATCCAAAATTTGTTTAAAAATGTTGTGATTGGGAACATAAATAATGGATGCAATATTACGGTTCAAACTATCAAACGGTATGTAAAAATTATCATCTAGTTTATCGAGAAGTGTCTTACAATTATAATATATCAATACGTCATTTTCTAGATGAAAGACATTTTGAATGTTGTCTCTTTTCATCAATTCATAAATATACATAAACCTGGAGGATGTCAAATGCCAAAAATCATCGGATGCTTCATTTACGCCTTGATGAGTTGGTCTCAAATCTTCACAATTGATTAAAGTAATCTGGTCTTTATAATCGTCAAACGAATTGAAAAAACGCGCATTTGTTATTACGTATATATTTTTGTGTCCTAATCGCAATAATTGTTTGATATTGGTTAATATATATTCTTGAAATTTGTTGACACTGACTAAAATAATAGTAACGTCTGTTTTATTTTCCGTAAATTCCTCTGTTGTATAATGATGAATATAATAGGATACCACCCATAAAAAAATAAATATTATAACAGATAAAATGATGATTTTATAATATTTACTGAGTTTCATATATATAATGGTTTATTAATTTATTTCACGATTTTTATTATTTATTCTAAAATATAAAATATTATCAATGTTGTCGGGTATTATATTATTATCATCATTAATTACACCGACCAGAAAGAAAATAAAAAATTACTCACTTACAAATCTTTCCATTAGTGTAAAAGCACATTATCCACCTTCTTTTTTAGCAAGTATAAAAGAAGGTATTGTGGATTGTCTCACATTTAACGGCATAAAGCGCGATTGGAGACTTTTATTATATTGTATAGTAATATTTTTAAAACACATAATAAAAAATCACAATAGTAATTAGAAAACCACAATTGTGAATTTAGAAAATATATCCCGCCTATATATAAATCAACTATGGCAAATCAAACCAGTTATTCAACCTATGCGTTTCTCATTTCATTATTGGTCATTTTTGAGACAACTGCACAATTTCATATCAAGAAAAGTCAAGAACACGATAGTTATTTATTATTATTATTAGGTTATTTATTTTATATAGGTGTGGTGTTGTCCTTACGTAAATCATATGAGTATCAAAGTATGGGAATAACCAATTTTGCGTGGTCAATCATCAGTATAGTGTCAATGATGGTTGTTGGTCATTTGTATTTTGGTGAAGAAATAGACAAATATGATATAATAGGGATTTCATTGAGTATCCTTGGTTTGTATTTTATCTTTCTTTATGGTCATCAGAAAAACAAATAAAACACCAATAAAATTGATTATTATTTGTACAAAACAAATAATAACAACATAATAAAATAACAATATGAAAATCGAAACTCTACTGTTATACACGGGTCGCCAAGTGAGGTTCTTGTTCGGAATGAGTGATAAAGACAATTTCCAGGTGATAGACGCGAGCGAGCCGGAGGATATATGGTTTCACGTCGAGGGAATGCCGTCGTGTCATATCGTGGCGGAACTCAAAGAAATGTATAACAAGTATGAAATGAACGAAATTGTTCGGTTCGGCGCACAACTATGTAAAGAGCAACATGCCAAATACAAACCCATACAAAATTTACCCGTTGTGTATACGGAGGTCAAGAACATAAAAAAGACGAAAACAGCGGGGAGTGTCATCACTACATCGACGACGATGATACGAATATAGATATCGTCGGATCAATAATTATTATAATATTGTACAGGAATATAAGACTGGATTTTACCGATGAGAGTGTTCTCGTCATTACGTTTCAATAATAATGGATAAAAGAATGTATTGATGGGCATTTCAAAATAATAAGATAGTTTTCGCATACACTTATTATAAAAAGAAAGAGAACATTCATCATTTTTCGTGTTATCTACACCGAGTAAATGTTCCAATTTTGGTAAATCCTCCTTATGACAAAGTTTGTATTGAATGACTTCGCGTTTTTTACAATGGTTTGAACACCCCGCGTGTAAAATGTCGCAATTAAATAAAAATGCGGTGCCGGGTTCTCCGCTAACATTGAGAATATTGGACCAAACAAAGGGATAGGATCGATCACTACGAGGACATAACGACAAAAGTTCTCCACCGTGTTTATATAAAATCAATGTATACACCGGATATTGAGTGTTGTGTATATATTGACTGGACGTCACATCACGATGGAATGTGGACAATGCCCCATTATTGATTTTATACTTGTAATCGATAAACAAATAATCTGGTGGAAGTCGAGAGAGAACATCGGTTTGTAATTTTGGACAAGGCATATCGGTAGTTTCCAAATATTCAGAGTCTTGACACACACAAAATCCGTCTTTTTCTATGGTTCTGGTGTGAATACTTGTATTGAAGTTCTCGTCATATTCAATATAGTAAAATAAAAAGAAGACGATACTGATACAAAGTATTATTCGTGCCACCGTAAAACGTGTTTTGCGCATTTTATTATTTACTGTATTATGACAAATTAATTATTTAGTTATACCACCTCGTTTTGTAACAACGTTCTCTTCTTCTTCTTTGATATGCATTCCATTATAAGTGACATAGGTAATCAATAGTATAAACAATAGGTAGAACACGAAATACAGAAAAAAAAGCGCTGGATTTTTCATATATAGAGAACCAGCCTAAATAAATGTATTGAATATGTAGTGATTTACAATTGCACGAGTACTGGTGATAATTCTATTTCTAAAAACTATGAAAACTATTCATCGGCTTCAACACTTGGAACAATTGTTTATATTCGGGTTGGTTAGATAAAGAAATGTATTGAATTTTGGGGTCATATTGTAATAACCGTGGAGGTTTGTAGCCAAAGAGCATACCTTCCGCTTCTTGAATGAGTTGTATGAAATAGTTGAATTCCCTTTTCAAGAATACGTTTTCTTCACGCAACAGTTGGATCTCGTTGTCCTTTTGATTAACAAGTTTCCGTAGTCTTATAATTTCATTGTCCCATTCCTTATGTGATTGCATTCTGATTATAATAGAAAGTATTGAAGGTTGTTTAGATATAGGCAAAATAGTTGAATAAAATCCTTTCAATTTTTTGTGTTCTCCGCTTTTGCACCTCCCTTTATCTCTATTTTTTTCCCCATTTTTATTCATGTAAGTTGGAGAACATAGGCGTCGTCGTTTTCGTTTTTGATGAATCCGAGCGTATTCAGAAGGGAAACCGATTCGGCGTTCTCAAACGGGACGGATATGAGTTTGTCAACATGTTTCGAAATCGCATATGTAATGAGGTGTTTTCTAAGCAACATGGAGAACCCTTGTCTGCGATATGCTGGCAAAGTAAAGGAATAATTGATATGTATATAAGTGGCAAACAGTGTAAAGTATAGAAAGGCAACCACTTTGTCGTGTCGTTTGATACCAATAATAAAAGCGTTGTCTGCGAGAACTTTGGAAAAAACGACACACGCGCCCATTCTGGATATTTCGTGCGGTTGGCAATATTCGATGGATTCCATGATGATTTGTATTAGATATTATTACATATTTATTAGAGTTGTTTACACAAAAAGGCTTTCAATTTTGTATAATCAGTGTTGGTTATGAGTAAATCTTTTGGTGTTATGTATTGTATTATGGTATTATAATGACTGCACATCACTATCATAAATTGGATAAGTTTCAATATTATATGATGGAGAACCATGTTCCAATAAGTACAAATAGTGGGAGTGATTGCGCTGAATGGATGATTGATACATTCGAGTATTTACAAAAAGAGATAGTAAAATGGATATATGGAGAACCTAATCCTGAAGATAAACCCTATACCCACACAGAACATATCAAAGGAAAACACAGTTGTTTTGTAGACATACATATCAATAAATGATATGGTGTAAAACATAAACTATGGAAAATGTCCTCCATCCATATAGTAGGATATAACAAGGTGGGTCAGTTTGTATATACGACAATTTGTCCACATATAGTCTATACAGTGGAGAATTGGAGTGTGGTAAAGGATTGTTTTGAATATAGGAGGGCGGTGGCAAGGACGAGGGCAAGGACGACGACGACGACTTGGTTGATAAATCATGGCGTATAATTTTTGTGAGAATAACTGGAAATCCAGCATTCGGTTGTAAAATATTCAATAATAAAACAAGTCCAATGGCAT